GCAGTTTTCTCAACTACACCTTGAGTAAGCTCTCCTCCTTCTGTAACAATAGAAACATGAGTTCCAGTGACACCTCCCAAAACAACTTCGTCCATCCACGCATAAATTGTGGCTGACAAAGATGTAGGAGCTGAGGAATTGGCAGCTCTGATTTGGTTCAACGTGAAAACCATGATCTTTCCAAGATTTGTAACATCATTGTAGTTTCCACCAACAACCGCAGGGTCATTATTGTACAAACGGATCATGTTTTGAAAATTGATAAAAGGCATCTCAAATTCCAAAGGTTTATTATCACCTACATCCATAACATGAAAACAATTAAGCTGAGACATACACTGCATATGTGAAAATCTATAATTTGAGCCAGCACCTTGATACATGGTACAAACTTCATTATTATCCGCCTGGGGAACGCCAGCAACTATCAGCTTCCCATAATGAAAAGGAGACGCTGACAAAGCTACGCGCAATTTCAACTTACCACGAAGAAAAGCATAATTTCTCAATTTTGCTCTCACCGAAGGATCAGCCAGGAAAGCTGTCCAGGGGTCTAGAATCAAATCAAAATCAGTATTGAGATCGAGAACATAGTTCCCTATCTCAACTGGTCTACTCAAAAAATTAGCCATTCTCAAGGAAACGGCTTGGTTGGGGGCGTTGAAATCTGAAAAATCAATCTCTTCCTTATTCTCTTCGCCACCAATATCTACAACATTCTCATGTGTCTCCATATTGCCACCTGCAATGGTACCTTCTTCCGCTATTCCAACAATCCCACTCTCTGCTCTAAAACGTGCGTTCGACTCATGACGAGACAACACGCTTCTAGCGATTGCTATAGTCTCTTCCAATTCCCTGACACGTTTAAAATGTTTGTCAAAGACATCAACATTCTTCCGTATTATCAAAGAATTAGAATACTCACGCAAACGCTTCATGTCTTTGATAGACATCTCAGGGTAAGGGGAGATAGTAGGTAGAGCTTCAGTTTCTTTCAACTCTTGTTCGCATTTCGCGATTAAATTTCTTAAATCTCGTTTGCTTGGCCATTGTTGTTTTTCTTCGTGAGAGGACCGACCGGAACCACATCTCTCGAATAACCCATAATCCATTTTTATCCCACGGATTTTGCATACGTGGTGGTTGATTGTAGCTCCTTCTGTCTTGGGCACAGACAGGGAACTCTCCATTTGGAGACCATCTTTTTCTTCGCTATGAGATCCATAGAAAACCACTAGATCATCATATTGATGAAAGTGCGTCTTACGTAACTTTGCAGTTAAAAGAAAATGCTCAGTATACTGCGCTTCAAGATATCCAGACAACTTCTCAAACCTCTCCTTTTCGAGGTGAAAGAAGCTCTCTCTTAGAGCAGAATCGATCGTCATGATCAATTGCTCAGCTTCAGAAACATTATCGGACGGTTCAGTCCAATACAAACTCTTATAAATAGAGTTATGATCCAACTTTCCAACGATCTCCTTGAGAACAGGATGAACATGGAACGTTCTTTTGAGAAAACTAGAATTCTTAGGTTTAATATAAGGCTCCAAGACAGCAGTCTTTTGAGAATTTGTATATCCCATACCGTATATCTCATCGACAAAAACCGAAAAGGTCTCATTATTGAACCAAGGCGCTTTGCGAACAGCAGCCAACAAGTCATCACCATATAAAGCAGGTTTGACATGTTCAAAAAAGTCCATATCAACCCCTAGCATATCAGTCATGGCATAGAACGCATAAGCTAATCCAAAAAGATTTCTCAAAGAGTTGTCCTCAGCAGTGGCAAACTTACCTGAAGGTTGCAAACCAAAGGACGAATAAACATCCATATTCATAACAACGTAGACGTTCAAATTCTCGGCTAGAATTCCTTGAACCATTGCCAAAGCGTAGTCACCATATCCAAAGGATTTGAGAACACGATAAATAATATTGTTCACAGACTGTCCGATATCTGGTGGCATCGAAACATCGAAAGCACCAAAATCACCTTCCATCCACTCTTCTGAAAAACTGGCAAGATCGGAATACATTTGACCTGCTTGCCTATGCATGTTAATACCGATACAACAACCAAAAACATTGGAATGTTGCACCATAAGAGTGTATAAGGGACTTAGAAGCATTCTCATGATTACTAATTCCACCAACTGGGACATGAAGAAGACCCGAGTCTTTCCTTTCATTACCTTGTTAATATCACGCGGTTCATCTTTCAAAGAAGCAGTGTACACAAAATGCACATACTCACCTTTTTCAAAACGCTCAAACACTTGAAGCACCATCTCTTTCAACTCAGAAGTGAGTTCTCTTTTCTCGCTGTCGAGATCTTTTGGCAAGTGATCTCTCTTCTTCCCTGGCAAGCCGAAGCCTGCAGCTGTAGAAGCATTAATGCGTCTAAGAAACTCATCTTCAACTACGCCGTTGATAGCAGCATCCAAGTCCAAAGGTTTGAGATCGGGAACTCCCAAAGACCGCAAACCTGAAATAATGTGCTCACTAAGATAGCTGTCAACCCTATCACACAATCTTCTATCAAGAGACTTTTTCTTCTTGTCAGACTTAATGAGATTCAAAGTGTAAGGATTGAGATACTCACCATTCACCCATTTCGGCTCCATAAGAGGCGGCACGAATTTAGTGGTTAAATCAGTTTCGAACACTTCGGAAAAAATCCTTTCAAGCTCAGGTTTTGCAAGAACGCTCTTCTTCAATCGAGACTTGTTCTTTACCATTACTTTACCGGGCATCTTTCCATGTAATTCCAGATTCTCAAAATTATTCCATCTAAATGAACTTTTGGGTATAGGGTCTTCCAAAACGCTCATTGGCAGGAATGCATTTTCAACTATGGTAGGAACAAAGGGTTCGTTCAAAGATTGAGCTCTGCCCCTATTAAGCATCTCTATTGCTTTCTCCATAGAGGAGCGTCTAAAGACTGTGGAATAACCACATTTTTCTCCAAGGACGATACCTGCAACATGGAAGCCAACAATGGCGCATCCCTTGTCTCTTTCAAAGACCAAAGGCAAACCACAATCTCCACTTTTCGTATCATACACATAAGTGTAGAACTCGGGTAAAGTATAGGAAACATCGGAATCATCAATATCAACAACAATAGATTCTTTCATATATGCAACTTTCACTGGTTCTCCTTGGAACATCCCACGTCCAACAACAGCTCCAGGCCCTTCAGAAATATGTGACAAAACATCCACTACGGGCATATCTGTCATTCTGAACATGACTTGGTCTACTCCGACTTTGACTAGGTCTTCACGTCTCACATGAGTGTAATGCGAACCTCCTCCATCAACACCACATCTCTGACTTGAAAGGTCTATTCTCATAGTACCATCTTTCAAATCATAAAAATAATGAGCAGGTGTGACAAAGCAATTCCTTGAAATTCCTAATGCATATCCCTTTCTTGTCCCTTTTGGGGAAGTAAACAGAGCATATCGCGTATTCTTCATCGCTAATGCGCCCAAACCTTCAACTTTCCCGTGGTAAACAGACTGATCGGAATAATTCACAACGTTGATCCAGGTATCTTTAATCTTAGAGTTATCAACTCTCCTATAAGATTTACCCGCGCCTAACTTAGTGTGCATCTCTTTAACTTCCTCGTCAACATTTGGTCTCACTACAGGAACAGCAAGAGCTTGAGCATCTGCACGAGGAAAATTATCATCCATTTCCTCTCTTTCTGCTTTCTTCTCTTTTATTCCTTTCGCTTTAGCCCATAACAACAAAGCCGTTGTGACGGAACCCAACACGACAGTCAATATATAAACATGCCACGTCTTAAAGCGAAATTTGAAACCAAAGCGGACACAAATCGCATTAAGTTTCTTCTTGAACGTAGGAATTGGGTCAATACCCGTAATGACTGTCCAAGCAAAGGAACCCAACATCCAGAGCGAAACGTAAAGAAAACTAGGAAAAAACGCAGTCAACATCAACGCGCAAGCATACTGGAAAAATCTGCCACCAATACCCATCGGTGCGAAAAGCAATGAGGGGGATGACAAAATAGCAATGAAAATGGTATAGACTGTACCTCCCCAAAACTGAACTTTCCGAAACTTAGGTTCCAAAAACTGATAAATGGGTTCTTGGTAAACGGGATCATTCTCATACTCCTCAATGTTCAACAAATTCGCAGGGGCAACTATTTCAATGTCTTCAATACTCCTATGTTCAAAGCCACTTTGATCTACAACAAAAGATTCTGCCGTATGTATCCAAACTGGGCAACCAGTGCGCCCTTGCAAAAAACGCGTAAGAACTCCAACCTCGATCTCTCTTGTCAACTTTGGAAAAAAATAGAGATATCTTCTCCCACCAATATATACATAAAATGATTTCTTGAGATCTTCGGTCGCGTCTTCAACGTTAAGGCCTTGATTGTAAACGATCATCTGACCACCCACATCTGGAAACTTGACGTCATCCTCTGACAACATCTGAGCTTGCGCATGAACTAAAGAATCAGTTGAAGACAAACCCGATTCGGATTTAGTCTCATCCATAGCACCAAAATGGGTGTTTAATCCCATCGGTTGCAACTCAATATTAACGGCCACTTCGTCTTGCCTCTTGAGTTCTTCTTGGAGTTGATGATCCAAATCGTAAGCCCTTACTTCCGGCTCACGAAACGAATCTCTACGAATGGGACTATCGGAGACTCCAAGACCAAATTCATTCCACTCGTCGGAAGGATCAGGATCTACGACACGGGACCGCACTGTATCAAACAATTTGGCCCATTGAGTCTTCGCATATTCAGCATATCCATTCACAGTATCAGCACAAGCTTCTACCAACTTTTTTCCATGGGGGGTGATCCCACTCATGTTGTCGTCATTAGGAGCAAAATCCTTCTCTTCCTCATCAAGTCTGAACAAATGGTTGTTCTGACGCAAATCTTCGACAAAAGTTTGAGATGCAATATGCGCAGCATACTGTGTTCTTAACAATGCACTGAATGCGTAAATATCTCCTTTTTCCAAAAGAACTTTCCGAGCAGTATGTTGAGGATCAATTGCATATTCCTTCCACACTGTGATATTCCAACGATCCATAGGATGCTTTCCATCATTACATTTGGAATAGTCAATTTGACAACTTCCTGGAAGACGATACTCGTCCTTGACAGTCATCTCAACGAACAAAAAACGCCTATGAAATGCGGCTTTATTGCAAGTCATATGTGAGAAATTCATATCAAAATTATTGGTATCTGCAATGACTATCTGAGGCAGGGCTTTGATCTTGCCCTTATCTTTCACATCAGCCATATTGACGGTTTTCATAACACTATCAATAATGGAAGTCAACTCCATAGCAACTGGATCACCTCGAGACTCAGCAATTTTCTTACTAGCTGTGCCAACTTCCGAGTAATGGTAGGCAATCTGGGTTGATAAACCTTCCCAGTACTCAGAGGTCATGTCTCGATGAAATATCAAATCTGGAGAGAAATTGAAACCTTGAACACGACACCATTCATAGACAAGAAAATCTATCATATTACTCTTACCAATGCCAGGATCTTTGCCTAAACAAACAGCAAAAGGGGCATTGCGATAACCTCCGGAAAGGGTCACTTGCACATTGCAGATAGCTTCTTCTAATGAAGTAATCATCGAAGTCAATTCCATATAGGCAGGTTTAAGACTAGACGTCTTCTTGATCCTGTCCTTAAAATAGTCCATGACTTCTTTCGCCTCTTTCAGCCAAATCGGTTTAGGAAACTTTCCTTCAACTGGCAATCCAGTGTAGAGATGATTTTGCTGAAACATCAACTGTCCATATTTAGCACGATTAAATGACCAAGAATCTCTCATGAAAAGTGCGGTAGAAAGAGGAACTCCATCACCAACATCTTCCATGACTTTAACCACTTTAGCAAGTGATTTAATAGCAATACGTGTCAAATCATACACAGGCAGTTTCATTGGTGCTCCGAGGTAGAAGAAGATTCGAGAATCAACCTTCAAACCAAGGAACTTCATAGAAGCACAACTAATCAACAAATTCTTCACTGCATCAGCAAAAGCACTATCAAAGGTGTATTCCAAAATGTCACCAACATTATCTAACTGTTGGGACAAAGATTGTGCTTGTCCACTTTGTGCAGAAGCTCGAGGTCTCTCCTCAAAAGCAACATGAGGAGCATCAGCAATGATCTTAGCTATCAAAGCACTAATCAAAGTGGACTCAATCAACTTAAAACCTTGCAACTGCATCCATTGTGACATTAGACAACGTCTCATATCACAATCTTTAAATCTACAAACATTACGGACAACATCAATAAAATTAATGAGCCACTCAATCCAAGAAACAGTCTGAGAACCAAACTTGTTAGAAAGGAAATCGGACACAATATTCAGACTCTCAGCATTAGCATGTTTAGCTTTAGAAGCTTTCTTCAACTGCTTGTCCAAAAGTTTCTCTTTACGAAACGCTCTAACAGCTTCAGCTGTAAAAGGACGTGTAGGTTCTTGAACATTTGAGGACTTACGAGACCGAATCTTTTTCTGATATTTGTCTTTGGGAGCAACATTGCCGAAATACTCAGGGTACTCAGCAATATCTTCCAACCAGTCATGAATAATCTTAGATTTCTTATCACGACTCATACGAACATTAGTTCGTTTTTCTTCAGAAATGATGGTCTTATGGATATGTCTTTCTCGTTCAGCTGCTTTTTTCTTACGAGCGATTCCCTTACGGGTGCTCTCTGTATCAGCAACTTTCTTCTCATATTCTTCTTCTGTCAAACCTTGAAGATTGGTCTTCATCTTATCAATCTTCTTCTGAACGGTAGGAGCATCATCATCAAGTGTAAACTTGACTTTGTGTTTCTTTGTGCGAACATCAGCAACAATTTCCTTCCATTCTTCAACATCGGGCAACTCTGAATACACATCAAAAGGCTCAAACAAATCGTCAAACAAGGGAACTTGTTCGACAACTTGTTGTTTGACAACTATATCAACTGGAACATGCTCTTGAACAATTACATCTTCGTTCAAGGATAAAACTTCCATATCTGGCTCATATTGTTTAGAGAAAACAATAGGTTCCTTCGATTCAACTTCATAAACTCGAGTTGAATTAGGCAATTCCTTCATTTCATCAACAACAAAATCAGCGACAGTAGGGATCCGTATAGTCTCATCATTAGCATTATAATCAATAATGACAGGTGGATCTCCGGTCATATAATGGACAACTCTTTCAATCGTCTCTCCGTTAGGTGCGAGATACGTGCCAATGACAAATTCTTCCTCTTCTTCATAGAAATGAGGTTGAACTTTACCATTTACAACAACTTCTTCGACAACTTCAATACCGAAAACATCATTGTTTTTCACAGTGATGTGATCGTATTTACCAGCGGCAACTTTCTTCGTTTTCGGGGTCTTTACGAAGGGGGTCTTATTCAAATTAGGCAACTTGGAAACACGAGATCTAGGGGTAACAAGAGGAACATCTTCAGAAACATTACTGGTTCTTAAACGCTCTTCTTCTTTACGTCGATTCTGATCTCTTAATTCTTTCTTTGAAGCGAATTTGGAAGCCGGGACGGTCTTTCTCGATTTTACGTGCTTGGCACGGTTAATATTCGAGGCAAGTGCTTATATTCTGAGGGTCACACTTACGAACTTCCTCAGATTTTGTTGGTATGTCATTATCCGGACATTTTCATTACGGTAAACTCTTGAGTACAACAATTCTCAAGGGTTATGTTACAGCATCTCCACGACAGAGATGGTGTACCTGTATTTGCTACAGACAGGATTTCATGCTCAGGGTATGAGCAAGGTAGCTATGGTCAAAAGACAACTTGTGGTCTGGTGAGGTTTGAACCTCAAGGGACTGGTGAGTAGGTAACTCACTTTGTCTTTCCATGGAGGGCAGAAACTTGGCCATGGTGCCGAGTTGTAGTTAGAATTAGATCTACGAAAGTGATGCGCGTACGCAACAACTCTAATAAATTTATCTATCACAATTAACAATACTTTAATCTTCGTCTCAACAACACCCGAAGGTGTCGGGACGTCAAAATCAGCATATTATAAATGCAATCTACAACAGGAGGGGGGGGAACAC